ATCTCGGCATCAGGATTCTTTTGTTTTATATCAAATATTAAATCTTTAATTTTTTTCTTATTTGTATAAGCTCTACTACCAACTATCCCGACTTTAATCTTCGTAGTCATTTCTCTTTTGAACCTTAATTGTTTTATCTGAAGTGACGAATTTTGTAACATTATAAAACTCTTTTAGACCTTGTAATAATCCTGACGACGTTTTATAGTTAAAACGAAATCTATTACGTATATTAGTTATTGATTTAGGTGTTATATCGAAGAAAATAAAATCATCAGGTTTAAGTTTAGAACTTTGTTTGATGACGGTACGACATGATAGTTTATCTTCCCATCGTAACAAAAACTTTTTTAATGAAGGTCCTTTGACTTCACCTTCATCGAACCATAAGTATAACAATATAGCTATATTTAAATCGTTGTGAATCCAATCAACTTTTTCCATTACGTATTCCTCGATATCAGTATCGATAAAATCAGTTAGTTTTAATCTTAAAGTTGTTTTAGTTGTCATCACTTAACTCCCGAGTCACAATGTTCTGTTTGATTAAATTCACAATATTTACAATTTTTCTTAGATGGTCTCTTGATATATTCACGTTCTGTATTATGTTTACCGTCAACGAATGATTCATCGATAAATTGATTCAGACTATTCATGACCTTATTCACACTAGGTGTACCACTAGCAGGAGAAAATGTCTGAACACGTCTTTGTGGAAAATCTAAGTTTTCATACAATTTTCTCTTAACAATAAAATATTCTACATCGATTTTGTCAATCGGTATATCAAGTTGTTTACTATAAAAATATTTGTATAACAATAACTGGTCAGTTTTATTTTTATCAGCTTTCTGATATTTGTTCCAACCCATTGTAGAAGTTTTGATATCGATAATCTTGTATCTATCACGAAACGTATCACGTAAGACAACATCCATGTAACCAATAAACTTAATATTATTAGGTAATTCATAATCAATAGGTGTCTCTATACCCACTAACTCGTAATGTTTCTTACTAAAATACATATTACGTTTCTTTTTAAACCATTCTAAAATTAGTAATCCGTGAGAGTAAAACTCTTCCATATCTTTTTGTTCACAAAAAACTTCACCACCATTACGTTTCATAATATTAGTATAGTTTGTTTTCATTCTATGTAATAACATTTCATCTAAGGGAAGAGCATCAGCCATCTTGATTGTGTCATTATACATTATGGTTAAATAAGTCTGTAATACTTCATGCATAGAAGTACCAAAAAGAGTATGAATACTATCTGTCCAGGTTCCTAACTTATCAACGTAGTTTAATTTCCACTTGTAGGGGCAGATATCCCATTGACTATATTGACTATAACTGATTCTTTTCATTTGATTTTCTTTACACTATGAACTGCTACACTAAATTGATTTTTACCATCAGATACGATATACATTGTAGGAAAGTGTGAGATACCTTCAACGACTACTTTTGTTCCTATTGGTATAGGTTGTTGACCAGGAATGATATGAGGAACTGATAACTCAAACTCATCTCCTATCTTTACACCCCAATGTTCTCTTGATACTTTGTTGAAGGTTTTTCTCATTTACCCCACTTACCTCTACCTACTATCGTAGCCATGATACCATAATTACTGACATCAAGATAAGCATCTTCTAATGGTTCGTCTTTTACAGCTGATTTCTTTTCACCAAGTAGTAATGTCTTCACACGTTGTAACTTGTCATTCATACGAAACCACAGACCTGTAAGTGATAACTTTATCTCTTCAGGTGTAACTAAAAAAGTACCTACACTAATATTACCAGGACCATAATCGTGTTGTTTATGTAAGAATAATTCATATTGTTCTCGTTGAATCTTTTTAAACTCCTTAGTCATCTCTGGCCACTCTTTTTCCATCTGTTGTATAACATCATAGTCCCTAGATTCTGAACGAGGACTATCTTTTATAACCTTTGACATATATGTCTCCTAATTTACATAACTGAATATACGAATAAAAACGTATACAAGTCAAGTCTTTTATTCATTACCTGCAGTATAACCTTCAGTACTACCTAGTACATTAAGTCCTGCATCTTCTATTTTAGAGGGTTCGATTCCCCACTTTTGAGCTAGTTGACCTAATTCTAACATACCACCTTCTGTAAGATAATACATTTCAATCATTTCGATAGCTTCTTTTTTACTAACCTCTTCGTGATTAGTCACTATGTTTACTAACCAATTTGGATGTGCCATTTCGTTTCTCCGTTTTGTGTATTTTAACCATTGTCTACCTTTCGGAAGAACATTGGTATATAATTTATATAATTCTCTAGGTTCTAATTTATATCTTTGAAATTCATTTACGATATCTGTCCAATTCATGTTCATCGAAAGAAATCTATGAACCATATAATTTGACCACGACTTTTTATCTTCGTCTGTTATCTTTTCCCAATAGTCAGGACTTTGAACCGATGTTATCTGTCTTATGTGGTCGAACAGACTTTTCTTTTTTATTAAAGATTTTTTTCCAGTTTTCTTCATATTTTTTGAAATTAGAAACTCTGTTAGAGTCTCCCTTTCCTGCATTAGAATATTTAGCTTTTTTCGACATCTGTGTTATCTTCACCTAGTCCAGTACCTTTTAACATATCCTTAGGGACTTGACCACAATTTCCACAACTATAAATCTCGATAGGAATAATTCCTTCTTCTCCTGTGGGTGATACTAAGGCTGATAATCTTTTCAGTACGGTTGATTTGATGAATAGATAATTACCACAATGTTCACATTTTAAAGTCTCTGCTTTTCTCAAATCAACAGCTACTTGTGTTGGTTTTTGAATCGGACCTTTGGGATGCATACTCATTTTATAACTCCTAATAATTCTATTAACATAGCCATAGCATTAATTTCTTTATCAACTACCTGACTATCTGATAGTTCATATCTAGCTATAATCAAGATACATTCTGCTATATGACCTTTACCATATGAATCAACTTCATCATATAATAATCTAAACAAATCAGCAAAGTCTGTAATCTTATTATCTGCTAATAATTGTCGTATCTCTTTGAAAGCTGTTTTACCATCTTGAGTCTCAAGAATCTTCAACAATTTTAATTTGTAATCGTTTTGTATGATACTTGACGTATCTAATTTAAGTTTTCCGTTTACAACGTTTCTCTGAGCAGCATTAATTACTCTACGAATATCCGGATAACCACTATCAATCAGTATCTTGATATCCTCCATTGTATCGATAATATTTTCTTTCAACAATACATTATGTAAATGTTTAGCTACATCACTTTTTGACGGAGGAATAATTTGAAAAGATTGACATCTACTTTGTATAGGGTCAATAATTCTTTCAACAAAATTACAAGTCAAAATAAATCTACAATGTTTACTAAAAGTTTCCATTAGATTACGTAAAGCGGCTTGAGCATTAGGAGTGATATAATCACACTCATCTAATATTATCACTTTTAAATCTGTGAAACCTATTGTTGAGGCAAACTCTTTTACTTTTGTTCTTACCGTATCAACATTGTTTTCATCCGAAGCATTTATGTACATATAATCACACTCGATATTCTTCACAAGAATCTTTGCAAGTGTTGTCTTACCTGTACCTGCTTTTCCAAACAATAGTAAGTGAGGTAAATCACCTGTCTCTAAGTAATGTTTGACCTTTGATTTAAGATGTTCATTACCGATATAATTATTTAAGTTAGAAGGTCTGTATTTTTCTACCCACAAACTATGAGACATTAATTAACACCAGCTGTTTTTACTAACCAATATTGACTTTCATAATTATCAACTTTGAATGACAATTTCATCAGACCAGCACTACTGACTTCAAGTGTACCAGTTTCACATTCTTCATTAGCCTTCAAGATAGAACTTAAGTGAATAGCATTAAATGTTTGTGTACCTATATCAGAAAACTTAGAAGTTTCAACTGGAATCGTAATTCTGTTTGTGTTTGTTGATGATGAATAACCTAAAACTAACTCAGCTTTTGATTCGTCTGTCACTACAGCAAACTCAGTAACTTCATTAAGAGCTCCATTACCTAATAAAAACTTCTTTGTTAAGTAAGGAGTGATATTAATATTCAATTCAAACTCAGGAATAGTTTTTAGATTAGGAGGGTCGTTAATGATAGAAGGGTCTGACAACATATAATTTGCAGATGTCTTTGAATCTTTCATCTTGAGAGCTAAAGCTTTATCACCAGATTTAAGAACTGAAAATTCAACATCATCATCTAATACCTTTAACATATTCAACATAGTTGAAGTCGAATACATACCAAGATTAGAATCATCGAAATCAGGTTTCCATTCACTCATTTTAACGACAGATAATAGTGAGTTACCATCTGAAGCACACTTTGTAGTAAGTGTTTGTTTTTCTAAATTACTTATCAAGATGACGGACTCACCCTTACCATCTAAGTAATATTTGTTAATGAAACGGATTAAGCTATTTTTATCCATTATTTCTCCTTATGTTAGAACCATATATACATATATACGAATTTGTTGAAAATCAAAAAAATCTTTCTAGTGTCTGAGAGGCATCTGTAGGTTCATCCCACCCGAGAGCCTCGTACAACATCATAATTTTTTTATGTAAAGCTTTGTCATACAACTTTTGTGGGTCAATATAAGTTCTGATATAATTCAATACTTCAGGAGGGTCTTCGTGTCCTTTATAAGCTATAGTAGGAAGATTGAGAGGATTCTGTTTTAGATAAACCCACTTTATCTTATCTCCATTTGATATACCTGAGTATTGTTTTGAAATCTTATTATGTTTTAAAAAATCATTATAGAATAAAGCACTCTTAACGTGTACAGGAGTTCCTAATGAATGTGATTGAAATACAACTGAATCTCGTTTTTTATATTTATGAATACCTTTTACACCTATCGGAATAGCTATCTTATTGAAGTCCATGAGTTGCATACTATCTTTAAAATTTACTATAAACTTATCGAGTTCTATTTTAGGAACACTCATTAAAATGTCCTCTAACAACTTTGATAACATAGTTCTCATAGCTATCGGAAAACTACTACGTACGGTATCTAATCCTTTTACTAATAACTTATCTACTTTCTTACCATTGTCGTTGATAATCTTTAATCCATATCGTTTCTTTGTTACGAACAAACCACTCTTAGCAATAACCTCTTGTTTGATATCAAATCTATGTTTATCTAAGTTACAAAATTTCTTAGCAAAGTAATCATAACCTTTATTTAGATAATCTTGAACTTCACTAGCTATCTTTAATATAGCTTTCGACATCAAATCTTCATCGTTTGTATTTAACTCAGGATATCTCTTCTTTACTAAAGGTGTAGCAGAATAGAATACTGAATCTGTATCGATATAGATACAATAGTCTTTTGAATCGTTTAGTTCTTTGTTGTAATAAGCATTACCGATTTTACGTGTAAACTTAATCAATGACTGACCTGTATTTGTCACAGCTTCAGCATTATCTAAATCATAGAATCTAAAAGCAGGAAGACCTAATACACCATACAAACTATTCAACACAATCTTTTGTAGATGTTGTCGTCTATCGAAATAATCTGATTGTTCTTTGTTACCTTCTTCATGAAACTTCTTAGACAACTTACGAAACTCAACACGTTCATCAAACCATTTTCTCAAAAGAGCCGGAAGTAATCCATTTTTATCTGACCTATACATTACACCGTTCGTAGCAACTCCTATATTTTCGTTATCTAACATTGCTTTTAATTCTGTCTCAGTATATCTGTTTAGAACTTTCCCGTCGTGAGTTATCGAATATGTTTTCTTATTATTTTTATCTATAAATTCTTCAGGATTCCAACCTTCTATCTTTCCTAATTTTGTTTCAGGAGAAATGTTTAGTGACATAATACAAGAAGGATACATACTCGTAATATCTAAATCATACACCCAATCATGTTTACCCTTCTGAGGGTCTTGTACGTAAGCTCCTTCGAACTTTTCAGATTTATTGATACCCTTTGTAGGTTTATTAGGAGCTACAATCTCTTGTTTACGTAGATAAACTAATATAGCACCTTCTAAATATCGTGATGACATAAATACATCTTCATAAGGACAATGACCTAGATGAGCCAGACCTCGAGCTATCTCAATGAAATCAAGTTTATCATCAATCTTTTTTACAAGTTTTACGTCTTGTAAGTTATATTCAACAAACTTCTCTAAATCATTTTCATACAAATCATTTAGTGTACCTTCATACTCGACTTTCTTTTCACCTACTTCATACTCACCTATAGCATCTAATCTATATGAAGGTTGTTGACTGAATGTAAACTTTTTATATAACGTTAGATAATCTAAAATACTCACACCAGCTATCTTATATCGATTAGCAAAATCACTCCAATGTACTTGACCTATCGGTGACAGAACATCAGCTACATTTCTTCCTACGACTTGTTGTGCTCTGTTATATAGATATGGAACATCAAAGAACTCAACATTCCAACCTGTCAATATTGTGGGTTGTATTTCTAAGTATTTTTTGAAGAAAGCATTTAACAAATCATATTCATCTTTAAACGAAACAATAGTATCAGTCGAGTTGTTTGATTTTAATTTGTCTTTAGGGTCTAACGCATAACAGAAATATTCATCGAGTATAGGGTCGTTGAAAGCTATAGAAGTGATTTTATTATCAGCTCTTTGAATGTTAGGAAATCCATCTGTAACCTCTACCTCGATATCAAATATCATTGTCCTATGTCCCTCTGAGGGTTCATCGGAGTCTGTATAGTTGTCTACTAATACACGAATTTCAGGATTTACATCTGACTCGAACAAGTCGGGTTGTCCCTTTTCCCATTCTGTTATTCTTTTTAACTTGTCACCATACAATGATACGAATGTACCTGCCCTGTGTTTTGTATATGCATATTTCTTGTAACGAAAAGTTTGATGACCAAACTTATCGTCCCAAATATGCATTTTATTAACTCGTCTATCGTAATATATAGATTGATATATGATTGAACCTCTTTAATTAAGATGTCTGAATATACGAATAAAATCGTATACGTGTCAAGTACTTTTTATTTCCTCTCCAGGAATTTCACAATTATCGTTGTTACAGAATTTATCGACTTCTGCTTCTTCACCTTCAATACCAACAAAACTTAACTTACCAAGTTTACTTACTTGTTTATCGTAAGTTTTCTCATCTATAGCTTCGTATGGCATCTGTTGATAAGCACCATAATCATGTCTAGGTAATAATGAGATACCCTTTAGTTTATATTGAAAGTAATTCAACACGTGAGGTAATTGTTCAGCTTCTGTTTCAGGATTGAATGTAGCTGTACAACTTACTTGATTGTCTGCCCAATGTCTCTGTAAGAATGCGGCTAAACTGAATTGTTCCCAAATCGAAAGTTCAGCCGCTGTTCTTATACCCTCTCCTACATCTACAGGCACCTCAACAACCATCGTAGAATCTTCTGAACCGAAAGCTGGTTCTAATTTATAGCCTGCCTTTTTTAAAGGTTGTATTAACTCGGAATGTTTAGATAACCTCATTCTACGAATATAAAATCTTGACTCTGGATAATGCATACCAGGTGTAGCACCTACTAATAATGACACCGTACCACTTGGTTTTACTGAAGTTGTTTTGATAGAACGAGGAACAGCGAACCAATCTGAATATTGCTTGTCCCATTCTTGTATTGTATCATATCCATCTTCTAACCATGTTCTCAATTCTTCCATACCATGTTTTGTTATGAACTGAGCAACACCACTCACACTACATCCAATTCTTCTATTTCTTAACATCACTCTGTTTGTATCTGACCAATGTGTTTTACCTAACGTAACGGTTTTAGCATATAAGTAAGCATATTTTAATGTACGTTGATAATCTTCTAATGAATCGTGATTAGTCGGAAATGTCTCTACTAAACAACATAACTCATACGATTCAAGTGATTGTTCAAGACAAGGATTACCTCCAGCTACTCTGTGGTCTTTGTTATCTCCTCCGTTTTTCATACGAGAGTAGTGTCTCATATTATCTAACCAGGCGAAACCAGGTTCTCCATTGTCTGTAATTCTTTCACAAACATCTGTATAGTCCATACCGAGTTCAGCAAATATACTATTGTTACTTGTCCATCCATACTGGTCTCTATGTGGATTTACTTTATAGTTTTTTAAATCTAAATATTCTTCTGAATCAGGGTCACCAAATACAATCTCAGCAGTTCTACGAACATTTCCTGCTACAACACATTTACCTATAAGGTTCATTATGTCTACGATTGTTGTGATTGTGATTGGTTCTCCTTCGTTAGTTTCTAAAACTTTTTCAATATCTTTATGTACTTCTTGTAAAGGTTCAGGTCCTGAACTCATACCACCGAAACCTTTTATTGGAACACCAGCAGGTCTAATCTTACTATAATCAAATCCTACAGGAGCTGTACCATGAAAATGACTTTCTAATAATAATTTGAGTGATTCAACCCAACCTTCACGAGTATCTGGTATCTCAAATACTTCTTCGTTTCTATCTTTGTTAATACCTTTAACTACAATCTCTCCCGCTCCTTTAGTATCGAATCCCACTCCGACACCTAACATAGAAGCGTCCATCAAGAAACAAAATGGTTTTGAGTAATCTTCTTTGATTGTTTTTGTAGATACGAAAGCACAATTATTCAAAGCAGCATACAGATTTTTTTCTTCTGTAATTGCTGTTCCCATTGCCCATAAACCTCGTCCTGGAGGTAAGAACTTCATGTTGAACATTCTGTCATACATTTCTTGAGCTGACTTTTGTGCTTGCCATGCGTTCCAACCTAATTGATGTGATTCAATCCAGTTTTTTTGCATTGTATAGGTACCCTCTACAACCCTTTGAATGGTTTCCCACCATCTTTCATTCTTACCATTCTCTTTAATACGAGAATAAGTTCTCATGTATACTAATTCACCTAATCCGTTGAACCCGAAAGGCGGTCTTTTTCTTTTGTACTTGTCTATAAACTTTTCGGATAACTTAAATTTTTCCATTTACTAAACTCCTTGTAATCTTTTATTCCCGTAACAAATATAAGTATAATATATACCAAAGTATATTCAGGATTTATTCAAACCCGTCAACTTTTTTTCCAAAATCTTTGTATTTGTTTGCTAATTCTTTTCTCATATACTCTTCACTATTATTCATCTTACTTTGTGCATCTTTTCCGAACTGACTACTACCTTCAAATATCTGAACTTGTCCTATATTTGTATTGATAGTCGAAGGATATGTAACACCATCAACACCGAATCTGTTTTTGATGACATGAAATCTACCTGTGTTGGCTATCTTGTCTTCTACTTTTCTACTCATACTCATCACAAAATCAGCTGTCATAACTTTACTATAATCTTCAGCCACTTTATCAGCTCCAATCACATCCTCTTCAAGAGCTGAACGATTAGCTTGAGAGGCAGTCCAGATAGGAACTTCTAGTTCACCAGCTAATCCTCTCAAGTCTTCATAGATATTACCTATAGCATGTCTCTTCTCTCTAAAATTACCTGTAGGCATCAAAATGTCAGCATAATCTACAAGAACTACATCAGGTTTGATACCACTTAATTCTATTTGTTTCAAGTGAGAACCTATTGTCTGAACACTAGCTGCTTTAGTAGGAAAGTATTTGATTAGTAATTTTCCAGGAAGTTTTTCTATCTTTGACTTAACATCTTCTTTATAATACTTGATGTTAGATGTTGTTACACCTGTAAAGATACTATCATATCTTAAACCTACATAATTTTCATTCAACTCAAGAGTATAATGTACAACCGTCTTGTCTGTCTTGAGAGCTCCAGCTCCTAGAGCTTGTAGAGTCCAAGACTTACCGATACCAGCAGGAGCTACAATGACACCTAACTCACCTTCTCCTAGACCTCCATCCATTATATCATTAATAACGTCCCACGGAGTTTGTGTTGTAGCTCGAGCAGAAGCCTCAAGTCTCAAGTCGAGTGATGTGATATAATCTTGTCCTATATCTCGTTCAGTACCAGCCTTCATAGCCTCATCTATAATAGATTTTATACCATCATAGTCTTTGTTATCTAACAAATCAACTGATTCAAGTATAGCACTTTTAAGTGATTGATTTTTACAGAAATCTAATGTTTGTGATTGTACAAACTCTAAATCAGTAGCCTCGACGTTCTTCCATACTTCTCGTAGTTTGTCAACTACACCACTTTTCAACACTTCGTTTTCAATTTTATCTACTTGATACTTTATGACCTCGAGTGTGGGTTGTTTTTTGTATTCTTCGTAATACTCACCAATTGAATTGACTAACCATTTGTTAGAGTCTGAATCAAACATTTCAGGACTTAAGATATCATTAATAGTCTGCATGAATTTCATATCCCTCAGTAAAGAAGCTATGATTTTAGACTGAAATGATGTCCCAAATTGTGTTAATGTTTCACTCATGTGTTTTCTCTGCGTAATGATTTAACTGATTAAAGTTTGTAAGTAACCAACTATTGAGATTAGGTAAAGCAGAATATAACTTATCTTCTAAAAACATCTTCTGAAACTGATACTTTATTAATCTGTTTATTGGTTGTCTTACCTTGTCTTGTATTTTTGTTTTCGTTGAACCTGATATATCAACTTCTGATAACTGCATCAATTTATAGTTCAATTCTATAACATCTTTTGAATCTGGCAA